TATTTTGGTCACCTGTGTTTGTACCGGATAGGTTTGCTACAGCAGCATTAGCTAGCATTGTATTACTAATAGCACCATTAGCAATACTTGTAGTATTGCCAGCAGATGTTACAACACCTGTTAAATCAGCGTTAGTCACTACAGTGGCTGCAAAACTACCTGTTCCTGAACCTGTTACACCACCTGTAAGAGTGATTGTCTGGTCGCCACTGTTGATGCCTGTTAATCCCAGGTCAGTTTTTAATGTGGCTAATGTATTTATCTCAGGAGCACCTGCGCCGCCTGTCTTTCTGTATACTAGTGAGCTTGTGGCCATGTCAGCTTGTTTAGCTAACGTTATAGCGCCTGCGTCAATTGTCCATGTAGCACCAGAGCCGCTAACTGTGATATCGCCTTTATCGCCGTCTGTTAAGCTGCTACCACCTGCTGGGGTAGCCCAAGTTCCATCACCTCTCCAGAATGTTGTACTGCTAGCTGATGTTCCTGAACCTAAATTAGTGACTGGTAAGTTACCTGTGACACCAGTATTTAGTGGTAGGCCTGTACAGCTAGTCAATGTTCCTGAGCTGGGAGTACCTAACGCATCGCTTTGATATACGAAGTTACCGTCACTACATGCAGTATTAAAGTTAGCTTTGGTATCTGAGATGCCAGTTAAGCTCGTTTGATTTCCTGTATTGGTTCCAGATAGGTTAGCTACAGCAGCATTAGCTAGCATAGCATTTGTAATAGCACCATTAGCAATACTTGTAGTATTGCCAGCAGATGTGACAACACCTGTTAAATTAGCGTTAGTCACTACAGTGGCTACAAAACTACCTGTACCAGACCCTGTAACACCCCCAGTGAGGGTAATGGTTTGATCACCACTATTAGTGCCTGTAAGTCCTAAATCTGTTTTTAATGTGGCTAATGTATTTATCTCAGGAGCACCTGCACCACCTGTCTTTCTGTATACTAAAGACCCAGTAGCCATATTGGCTTGCTGAGCTAGTGTAACGGTTCCTGCAGGAATAGTTGTAGCAAAACTACCTGTACCAGACCCGGTGACATGCCCAGTTAACGTAATAGTCTGGTCACCAGTGTTAGTTCCTGATAAATTAGCAACTGCTCCGTTTGCAAGCATTGTATTAGTTATAACACCCGAGCCTATGCTTGTAGTATTACCTACTGATGTAACTACACCTGTTAAATTAGCATTGGTGACAACTATAGCGGCAAAGCTTCCAGTGCCTGAACCAGTAACTCCGCCTGTTAGCGTTATTGTTTGGTCACCTGTATTTGTTCCAGATAGGTTTGATAGCTTGGTCTTTTCGGCAGATGTAACCCATTTGTTAGTTCTACCAGAGTCGGATATATCATCTGTGTTAAGTACTATATCACCGGTCGTATATGTATTAACGCTAGTGATTGAACCACCCCCACCTGTCTGGTTAACCCACTGTGTATTGTAATCAGTACTATTTATCTTAGATAGCACTTGTCCAGCAGTACCACCTACAGGAACACCAACACCATTAGTTCCATTGGTTCCGTTAGTACCATTAGTACCTGCTGCACCTGTATCTCCAGTAGGGCCCTGAGGGCCTGTAGGACCGCCAGAAACAATATTAGCCACTACGTTAGTTGTACTAGCTACGATATTTGCTGCGGGTGTTGTCTGTACAACGATAATAGCTGGGTCGGACATATGTATTTTAGCCTAAGAAGAAGAATAACAATTTATAAAAGAGCCTCTTGCGAAGCCCTTTGAAAATTACTAGCCTAAATGAATTGCTGCGAAATCAGGAAGCCATACTTTGGAGCCGTACAAGCAACCAATTTCAATCATAGATTTTTTGAAACCTACGTAATGAGACAGAGTGAATGCCAAGCCAGAAACTGGGTCTTGAACAACCATCATATCTTTAGCAGCGTCACCACCTTCAGGAAGAGCTAGAGGACGGATAGCAAGCTCAACTGCATCAGGATGTAATACAACATTACGTCTTGATAGGGCATTAATTGCAAATGAATCACCATCTACTTGAGCAGTTAACAAACCTGATTGTAAAGTGATAGTACCGGGAGCGGCAATACCGACAGCTACAACGTATTTATTACTTCCAATAGTCACTACGTCACCGGCTAACACTGTACCAGAACCGGTTTTAAGTACAACTGAGGTAGCACCAATTGCGTGAGCACCATTCAACACATACAAAGTACCAGTACCAACAGCAGGGCGGGCAACTTGACCTGAACGAAGTAAATTAACATTGTAAAGTTCACCAAGTTTACCACGGCGTAGCATATTAACATCACCAGCTTCTGAAACTTTATACAAGTTAGAAAGGTTTTGAATATTTACAGCGGCAGTAGTATCATAGATTGCTCCAATAGAACCATCATCTGGGCAACCACGATCCAACAACAATTTCATGATGTTTGGTAGGTCATTCATATTAGAAGCGAATGGGGTAGTACCAGCAGTACCGTATGCTTGACCAGCATTTTGGCCAATGTTCAACATTAAATCTAATTCTATTTTATTACAGATAGAACGCATAGCTTGTTGAATTTGATTACCGTAAACTGTTCGGTAACCAGCGCCATTATTCAATGATTTTTGTTCTTCACCGAGATATGGAATCTGAATAGAAGCGTAGGTAGACAAAGACATAGTTTTGTTATCTACGGTTTGATCAGTACCTTCTGGGATGGTCATAGATGGATTATAAGCAGTTGAAACTACTTGTGGGCGAGTGAAAGAAGATCGTACGATATCGCCTTTTGCCGCAGCTTGTGCACCACTATTGATTTTAACTGCGTTGATACCACCAACAAGTTCGCGTCCAACGCGTTCCGCAGCTTCGTATATATCAGCAGCTAAGCTTGTAAAAACGTTTGCCATTTATTTTATTCCTATTATTAAAAATTGGTTGACTATTATTAGTCGGAAATTTTACCGCCTTTTGAGAAAAACTGTCTGCGAGCTTCTTGACTCATTGCATTAAATTCTGCTCTAGCGATTGTTTTGTCTGCTTGTGGCGCACTGCGCGCGTTGCCGGGAGCACTGCCACCGGTTGATAAGTTGCCGCCTAAAAGTGGGCTATATCTTGCATCAGATTCAAACTGTCTCTTAATGCTTGCTATAACATCACCCTCTAAATTACCCATTTCATCAGCTAAGGAACCAACATTGTCGGCTATGAAACGTCTTAAAAGCACAGCTTTATTAGCGTCCCCTTTTGCTAAATCATTTGCAATTTCAGCGGAGGTTAATTCTATTTTATCTTTTCGTCTTTCTTGTTTATCTTGTTGTAGTTGTTGTTCTAGTTTCTTGTATTCATCGTCACGTTGTTTGAATAGTTTTTCATATTCTCCGTCACGTAATGCTTTTTCATGTTCAATTCTTTTAGCTTCTTTTAAGGCTTCTTCACGTTGTGCTTTGGCAGACTTTGTTTCTTTGTATAGCTCGTCTTTCTTAGCTCTTACTAGCTCAAGTTCAGCTTTGGCCTTCTCAAGTTCAGCTTTATAATCTATCTCTTGCTCAACTTCAACATTTTCTACTACATCTTTTATTTCTTCAGTCATTGTTCTCATCCACAGGATTAAACTTCTTATCAAGCTCACAGAGCTCTTCTATTGTAAACTGTCCGTTTCCGTACAGCTCGTTATTGTTGACATTAACAACAAATTCTTTAGGCTGTGTTTTCAGCCACTTGTATAACGGGGATTCTTTATTCATCTGTAGAATCCTCGACTGGTACTAATGTGCATCCACATCTACCGTGAACTGGTATCTCACCCTCTACTTCAGAAGGATTGTAAGGGCTGTTATCAGCCATGTACATACAGTATTCACAGTTGTTTAGCTCTAAGTCTAAAGTCCAATCTACTAATAACTCGTTCTCACTGGACACTTCGTTTCTTATGTAGTTAGCAGTTCCCATCATGACTAAGCCAGCTAGTACTAAATTCTGTGCACTGAACAAGCCGTCTGTCTTTTCTTGTACTGCTTGGACTGTCTCTTCATCATCCCATCCCAGCACTTGAGCGTCACTAACTATCCGTGTATACTGCGTTGCTTTAGTTTGAGCAAATGATTTATACGTCTCAGTTATTGTTTTTGGTGTAGACTGTGTAGATGTTTTTATTTTTATTTGTGGTACTATCTCAGTCACTTTAGCTTCGGATAGCTTAACTATATTATTCCTATTACGTACTTTGTGCTTAACTAACTGTCTTGTAGTAAACTGAGCTTCATACAGTGCAAGCTCTTCAACCATTCTCATTGCTACATAAGGGATGACACCTAGTTCTTTCTCAAGTCTCATCTGCAGGAATGCAAAGTTACGTGTCTTAATAGCGTTTACTATTATCTGCACTGCTTTATCAAGAATGGGGTTAATCACTTTCGCTTGGGTTGACACTAGACGCATCAGAATTAATTGATGCCTTAGTATTTCGTCCCGCAGTGTTATCACTCATAGCCCCTAACAATGGATCGAAGTTTACATCAACGTTATTGGCAATTTCATCATTACTAATAGCATCGGATATAAACCCAGTTTTACGCCCGTAATCTAATATCTCTTCTCTACTAATTACGCCTCTGTCAAGCAATAAAATTTGCTGAGCAAGTAGGTTAGCATCTGCTGTCTCTTCAAAGTATACGTCATTCAGCTTGAATTCAACTTCAGGACTTGCAACACCTTGGAACTGGCACAACACTTCTAATGAGGCTTCTATAGCTTCTTGTACGTTATTGGCAATACTAATTAATGCACTATTCTGTGAACCGTAACGCACGCGAACTGCTTCAGCTGTTTCACGTCCACCGCTTGTTGCAATCATCCTAGCACCAATATAAGCCGCCTGTTCAATCTTATCACTCATAGCCTTGGCTACTAGTTGGTTTTCATTTGCTTGCAGTAGAGAGGCATTACCAGAGCCCTGAAGCACTATACCCTTCCTACTTCCTAACATAATACCGTTAGGGTTGGCACTGTCAAAATCTTCTTTACTAGCTTCACCGATGTTCAAGACAATTGTAGTTTGTCCACTGATGAATATATTCTCTTCGTAGTCAGCACTATTTCTGTAATGACCTAAATTAATAGCAGCCATATCATATAGTGGTTGGTAGTCTACGTAAGGGTCGTTGTTTTCAGAGCCTATGAATATGAATGGTATTCTATTAAATGGTTTTCCGTTAAAATCTCTTGGGGTGATTACATCAATAAGAGCTTCATCTTCATCAAATATCCATTGCTGGTATTCATGTCCGTCATCTGAAGGCATTAAACGTAACACACGATAATTCTTTTTAGTGTCTTGGCAAAATGGGTCTTCGTCATCTACTAACACTTCTTCGCAGAGAGTTACGAGGATGGGTGCATACTCACCGTCTATACTATCTGTCTTCCAATTTATAATTGACTCAGCACAATATGGTTTTAAGTAGCTACGCATACCGTCATCGTGATAGTCTATTAGTATACCATGTCTTCCGGTTTGAAGCAACTCCCCAACTAACTTTTGTGAAAATTGTAGTAAAGAAACTCCAGCGCCTGTAGCATCGCCATCAATATATTCTATTTCGGATGGTAGCACATATTCTGGTTCTTTACGGAATACTAAACCAACAAGACCAAGCTTTGTAAAGTTGGTGAAGTTTGTTAATATAGCATCAGCACGGTATTGCTTAGTTCTAGCATCATCATTAACATCTGGGCTTCTTATGTAAGAGCTGGCATTGTTATTTATGATTGCTCTAATAAGCTTCCATCGGCCTAGTGCTTCTTTGTATTCGGGGTGCTGTGTGCTAACAGACATGATAAGCCTCTATTTTCATACCTTTAAATGCAGGTCTCAAACCGTTCGCCACTCTACTAAGATGCTGTGGTTTTGTTTTCAGCGATTTAGCGTATGCTGTTAAATTTTTTATAATCTCCACCACACCGTCTGGATGCGTTATTTTATAAGTTTTACTTGCTGATAAAGATGACTTCTCTTTGGCGTCACTATTTAATACGTTTTCTGCTGGCGTAACCCATCGAAGATTTGATAGTGAATTGTTTAATTTATTTCTGTCTATATGGTCAACCATATCTAACAACTTTGGATTTTCTATATATGTTGTCGCTAATAGTCTGTGAATAGTTATAACAGTTTTATGGCCAGCTTCATACAAAGTAACATATTTATAACCGTATGCATTAATCACGATAGCTAGGGGAATCCCTTCATGGCTACGCTTATATGAATAAACAACGCCGCTCTCGGTAATTCCGTAATCTGGAAATTTTCTCAATCTAGTAACAGTCATGTATTATGTTCTCTTTTGCGCAAAAGAAAAATCAATCTTAAATAGCTTGGGTTTAGGCCCCATTTCGTACACTAGGGGATAAGTTGTAGCATCGTTCTGATGGTCATACCCAGACTTCTTATCCGGCTTACCATGCTTGTCGTAAGGCTGGTTTATAAGACACCTAGCCACTGTAGGGCATTTACTTTGGTTGATAAACACTCTTCCGTTCGCAAAACCTTTATTAGCTGCATCGATTCTGTCTTGTATTGCAGCATTCTTATTCTTACTGTAGGCCCGTATTAGGAAGCCTCTGTCGCTTAATTCTTTAATAGCTGACTGGGACGCATTAGCGTTTGATCTGTTACCACCAGTACTATCTGGATACATTGTAATAGCATGCCCATGCTTAGACCATCTATCATATATCAATTGTGCTAGTGTAGCTGAATCTCGAATGCCTGTAAGCTCTTCAACAGCGTGCCATTCTTTACCACCGTTGCGTTTCACAAACACTGTAGCAGACGTATTATCAACGTTAAAGTCACAGCCTATATACAGAGGCTCTCTGCCTTGTATCTCTTCTGAACTGTCATGTAAGTCTTGGTTGTAGTTGAAATATACGCTCAAGCTCTGCATGTTGACAAACTCACCATTCAAATACGCCTCGGCGACATGAGCGGGAAATCTATCTCTAATCTGTTGTAAGTACTTGCTGGTAACTGTTGGGTTGTCTGCTGTACGACCCTTAACTTGTTTATAGTCAGGATGGTCTCTTAGTTCCCAGTTACGGTAACAGAAATTATAGCCTTCAGGTGTCGTGAATGAAATCATCTTATTCATACACACCATGCGGCCTGTTTCTGTATCCCTCACTCTGTATTCTTCTGGAACATCATTAGGCTGTTGACGATTACGCATCAATATGCCTCGGTATAGCTCATCAGCCTTAGCTTCAGGAATAGTGTCTAATTCGTCTATTAATGCTGCATAGCTCTGATAACCAACAAATGCAGCTGGGTTATCCATGGGCTTAAAATAAATGTTTCCGCAATTAGGCGTCTTAATCTTAATCATGTTTTCATGACTAGTGTAGCCATCATGCTTAATCTTAAACTGGTCTAGCCAGTGTATGACGTTTGGTACTTCAATCGTTCTAATATGATGGTGCTCAGGGGCGTATACGTATATGTTAGCGTCTTTGCTATGCTGTACTAATAAGACAGCTATAAGACCTAGCAAATATGACTTACCACAACCGGGGCCACCTACAAATAAACAGTTATCACAATCTTTACTTTGAACAAGGCTTACAAAGTCAGCTTGGCTTTTGGTCAAGCAGATTGTCAGTTCCGACATGTTCAATAATCCTCGTTTGAGATGGCTGTATATGCTCTATTCTTATTGTTGTTATTTGCTCATCGTGCTTGTGTTCTATTTCTTGCTTGTCAACATAACCAGCTTCATTCTTAAGGGCTAAGTTGATAACGCCCGCATTACCGGGACGTGATCCAGAAGCAACCTCACGCTGCACTACACGCCACCACGCAGTTTTATCCTGCTCCCCTATTTGATGAGCCTCCGCGAACACTGGATGGGCTTTAATCCAATTATTATAGGCTGTCATAGTGACACCCCATATGTTACATACTTCCTCTAGGCTCTTCCCATCTTTGCGTAAGCCATTTCTTAAATCTTTAGCAAACTTAGGACGATATTTCGAGTTCCCGTGCTTGTTCATCGTGTTTGCATCTTCTCTAGTATATTTTTAATGTCAGCTATGTCTTTAGCCGTGTACTTAAATTCCGTACGTATTTCAATAAGTGTTTTTTCAACATCTGTGGTACGTTTCTCAAGTATATCAATGCGATTGTTTTGAGATTTGTACATGTAAGCAATAGTAGCAAATAGAGGAGCAGCAGCAGTAGCATAACGCAATATTAAATCAAGTAGTTGTGCCATTTCCATTTCTAGTTCCTTCCTAGCTTTCAGCTGTCTTAGTTGCATTTAATATTGCATCCCATTGCTCTTGTGTCATGCCATTTTTAAATAATGTTTTACGAAGTTCAGTGGCAAGTATTTGTTCATTCAACACTTTAACCTTTTCAATCTTAAGGGGCTGTCTTTCAAGCCATGATGACTGTACAGCACTAAAGATGCCAGAGACAGCACTAGAGGCTATTGGCAAGCCCCAGATAACGCCTACAACGGCTACATACAATTGTGCGTACCAAGAAGGTATCACGCTTAGATTGGCAAATATTTCCTTACCTAAGGATGGATAGATGCATACAATAATAATAGGCAGAGTTAATAAAGCGTAGCTGAATGATTTGAAGCCTTGGCTTGTAGCTGCAAGCTTATTTGATTCGCTAGTTACTTCGGCCTGAGCCATGGTAGTAGATAACGTAAGCTTATCTTTCTGCACTTGTAAAGCTAGTTCGGCATCGGCCTGAACTTTATCGGCCTTAGTCTTTAGGTAGGCGGCTAACGGCCCGGACTCACCGAAGAGATTAGATAGCAGGGGAATTAAAGCAAGCCACATATTTACAATGCACCTATAAAAGAAGAATGCGCCAAGAGTCTAACAGGAGGGAACAGACAGTATTCGTGAATACGTATTCTGTTGTTAGTTGGCGCATGTTATTACTTATATAATAACATAGATTTTAAATCTTAGCAAGAGATCTATTAACTTTTTTTACGATGGGTAGTGAGACGCCTAGTTCCTCCGCAATTTCATGCATCATTAACTTAGAACCTAACAAGTAATATTCAATATCGTCTAACTTATCTTTAGGTAGATTTATCTTCTCCTGTGCTCTCCGAGCAGCTCCATGCTTCATGTTGTAATCATGTGTACAGTATTCTAAATTCTTATAGTAATTATTAGACCTATTACCGTCTTTATGGTTAACCTCAGCAGGGGAATCACCTAGAAATGCCTTAGCTACTAAACGATGTACTGAATATGTCTTACCATCTATTGTAACTTTTACATACCCGTTATTAGAACTTCCTTTAACTACCCTTGGGTTGACACACCCACTTATACGACCTTTAGGTCTCATAGTATACACGATACCAAAATCAGAAATAAAATATAACGGGCATCCTTCAATCTCTTTAATACGCATAAATAATCCTTAGCAGTAGCTATATTTAATACTATACAACATAACAGTGAATATGTCAAATACCATAAAATAGGCTATTTTTGTCAAGCTTTTTATGAAAATAAATTAACAGTATAATTAATAACTTATATAATATATGAAAAATAGTTTGAAAAAAGCACTTGACAAGAGTGTAATTCATGCTATACTATTCTTTAACTAAGTGTTCCTAGTAAATTATCCTAAATATATCTTTAAAGCCTTTCTGCCCCCTGAAGGGCAAGAAAGGCATATATAGGACAACATGATAAGTGGTCTGTAAGACGAATTCATCATGTATATCTATAATACATCTTATACAATATTATAAATAATTATATAGCACTCTCAGGAGTGCTTTTTTATTCCTAAAAATTATTAAATATTACTGGTAATTATTATTATATCTGTTATACTTTAAGAAACAACATGAGGAGATCGTTATGTATTCCTTTGTACGACTTAAGAATGCCATAGATGTATATTTTAATTCTGAATATGTAGGCACTGCTTATGGAGCTAAAACAAGCTCTCAAGCTCTTAGAATAATACTGGAGGCATAACATGAGACCATTTGCAGATTGGCTTAGTGCTCAAATAGGAACCATAGAGGACTTATCAATAATTGACAGACACCCAACAAACGAATTAACTCCTCTGCAAGTTCGTATGGCTATTGCAGACTTACTAGTTCCGTACCAACAATCGGAACGATCAGCCGCAGATTGGTTAGCAGCATTTTCTGTCGATCTTAACGATCAGCCCATAGGTAAGAGAAGTGTCATGGAAGCTAATTTAAAGCAGCTTATAGGCACTAAGAATGTAACAGCGTATGCTACAGCACATGGGGACGAACTAACGGCACAGTGGCTTAGAGAGCTTAAGAGAGCAATTAAGACAGACACATTAGATAGGAGCTAAATCATGACATTTGAAGAAATAGCTAGAAGCCTTATACAAGCCGTAGGCGGTATAGAGAGTGAGAAGAATATACAAGGTGTCATGGAAGTGTTTAATGGAATTAAACGAGGCGTACACAACCAATGGGAAGAACATCTTTGTGCTGAAGCTACAGATTTCTTAATGTATAACGAAATACTATGTTCCTGTGGGAAATTGATAGAAGTGACTTCCTCTGTCAACGGTGTAGCAACTAAAGAGGCGTAGAAGCTTCATAGAACGCTTTAGAGACGCTTTAAAGCATTAGCCTATACGTTGGTAGTACAAATATATTATAAACGCTTATAGAAGCTTACAGAGGGAATTAAATATGACATTCAAAGACAAGACATTCTGTGCGAGCAAGGGGTGCACTAACAGCTGTAAGCGTAAGATGACAGAAACAGAACTAGCAGAGCTTAAAGCACTTCCTAGAGAGCTTCAATTAGTATCCTATGCATACTATTGTGAGTCCAAGGCAGAGCTTAGAGACAGTAGCGGCGAATCTTCTGCTAGCGTAGCGGATAATACATCTATCGCCGCCGCGAAAATAGACACAAAAATAATTATTCCTGCTGGGACAACAATACATTGACAAAAGCTTCAATAACTACTATACTTATTAGTAAGCAGAGAACATAATGTCAATTATAATACTCAATAAACGCTTTAATGGAGAATACAATGCACATTGAAGACTTAGAACCTACAGCAAGACACTTGTTACATAACATAAGTAAATATGTACATATTGAGTTATTAGGAAATACCGTAAACCTAAACTACACTGAAGAGAGTGTCAGAAGACTAGCAGCACAGTTATTAGACGTGCATAATGAAGCATATAATTTAGCTATTGTTGAGACATACAGACATGAAAATAAAATTTAGCCTCAAGGAATGTGGCAAATACGAAGAGCTCTTATACATAAGTACAGAGACACATAGTGTAGGAATTCCGCAGGGATGTACAATAGCCACTCTAGAAAACGCATTAAAAATACTGAAAATGATAGAGGAACATAAGAATGAAAATAAAATTTAACATTGTGGATGGGAACATAGAGCAAACATTAATATCAGACGGAATATCTGTCTTCTCTCATTACGAATTAGAGAAGGAATTAGATTTAGACTATGTTCTAGAAACAATTAAGAACACTAGAGAGCAAATGTTACGTTACATGAATGCTCAAGATGCCTATTTATAAAGCTCATTACAGATGGAATTGGAACACTAACAGATGGCAATACATCCCGGGGAGTATGTTATGGAAGAGATAGAAAGAGCTGACAGAGAACTTGAATATTTAAGAAATAAACTATTCGTAACATTAATAGATTTAGATGCGTGTAAAGAACTAGCTAAAGAAGAATTAAAAAGAAATCCCGGGCGTCTAGGAGAAAAGCCAACATTAGCAGAAAAAATTTTAGGGCTGTTGGAGAAATAGATGAGAATACGACAAGTGAAACGTGAGGAATTCAATATATTCTTAAATTATTTCCAAGACAAGCTGATTACTAAAACATTGTCTGGGATGTTCTTCTATGACACTTTCGATAAAACTCCTCTGGCAAAACAAGACAATAGCGGATTCTACATATATGACTAGGAAATGCTTAATAATTCCTTAAGGTTGTATTTCAATATTTTTGTATTAGGCCGTCGTGTCAAAGCTCTCTCCACACCAAAGGGGGAGCACCACCACCCATTACACACATATACATAGCTATTCCCTTCATAGAAGCCCTACAAGCAACGAATGCACTTCCCCCTATACGTTGGTAGCACCCAATACA